TGAAGATATTTTAGATTTTGAAGATTTAGGAGATTTTGAAGATATTTTAGATTTTGAAGATTTAGGAGATTTTGAAGATATTTTAGATTTTGAAGATTTAGGAGATATTTTAGATTTAGGAGATAGAAAGATCCCCCAGACTCCTCTATAATTAAAGGATCTTAAAATAAGGAGAATAGATTTGAAAATTGAAGATATTGAAAAAGAGTGGAAAAATGATAGTAGGATAGATCTTACTGATTTGAATGAATCTTCAACTTTAATTCCTGAACTTCATTCTAAATATTTTTCCTTTCTTAATCAGATTAAAGGAGAGCTTAGGAATCTATCCTCATCTAGGAAGAAATTATATCTTCTCAAATCTGATTATTATAATAATCAATTAGCTCCTCAGCAGATGAAAGAATTAGGATGGTCTCCTAATAAGAGAATTATCTTAAAAGGAGATTTGGATAAGTGGATTGAAGCTGATGAGGATTTTATCCAACTCAATTTAGAGATGGGAAGAATTCAGGATATAAAGGAATTCCTAGAAGATATTATTCAAAATATCAATAGGAGAGGATTTATAATCAAAAATATAATTGAGCATAATAAGTTTATGATGGGAATTAACTAAGATGGAATTTTTTCAGGAAGATCATAATTGGATTTACTTTAGGGGAGATAGGAGTATATGTAAGGATTTGAAGGAGAAATTCTCATTTCATTCTAAAGGATATATGTTTGATCAAAGATATAAGATGGGATTTTGGGATGGGAAAATCTCAGTTATTGATCTTAAGAATCTTAGATTTCCAGCAGGAATATTTCCATTAGTTGAGGAATATCTTCAAGAGGAGAAAATTCCATATAATTCCGATAATATATTTGATATAAATTATGAGAATTATAATGATAAGGATATTATCCAACTCTATAAGGATATTAAAGGACCTTTAATTCCTCATGATTCTCAAATAGATGCTTTAAAATATTGCCTTTTCACCACTAGGAATATTCTCCTAGCACCTACATCTAATGGAAAATCTTATATTATTCATGGATTATTAGCTCATCATATATCCAGGAAGAGGAAGGCTCTTATAATCATTGATAGATCTCAATTAGTGATGCAATTGAAAGAAAATCTAGTAGATGAATATAAAGCATCATATAAGGTGAAGACAATTTATGATAAGGATGAATCGGAAGATTTTGAAGTCTTTATAACTACTTGGCAATCCATATATAAGAGAGAGCCTGAATGGTTCAAACAATTTGAAGTTCTTATTATAGATGAAATTCATAAGGCAAAGGCAAAATCCATTACTAAAATGATGGAAAGAACTTGTGATCATATTCAATTTAGGCATGGATTTACAGCAACTTTAGATAATGATTGTGCTTCTGATAAGACTAATCTTATTGGATTATTTGGATCTCCTAAGCAGATTATTTCTCTAAAAGATCAAATTAGGAAGGGAATTTCAGCAGAGCCTAAAGTATTTCTCATTAATTTGAAATATTCTAAATTGGATGAAAATCTTCTCAGAGATGCTATCAAAACTGCTACAAGAGATTGTAAAGAAATTGGAGCAACTGCCTTCCGAGTTGAGGAGGAAATTATAGAGAATCATATTCAAAGAAATCTTCAAATTCTCAATATAGTAAAACTCTTAAAAGGAAATACTCTAGTAGCATTTAAGAAAGATACACATGGAAGGGATATTCATAAGTTAATTTCTAAGAAAGTTGATATCCCTACTTTCTTCATTAATGGAACTGTTGAAAAGAAGAAAAGATTTGAATATCAGAAAGAAATCCTAGGATTGGAAAATTCTATTATAGTTGCAAGCCTAGGAGTGTTTTCCACTGGAATTAATATTCCCAATCTTAATAATCTAGTAATTGTGACTCAAGTCAAATCTGCCATCACTATTCCTCAATTAGTAGGAAGAATGATAAGAATCACCGAGGATAAGAAGACAGTTAATATTATTGACTTCATTGATATTATCGGGAAGAATAATATATATCAACAGCATTCCAGATCTAGGATAGAATTTTATCTTAAGAATGGTTTTGAAATTAAGGAGAAGACTATTAATCTTCCTCCTATTAATGTTTAAATCTTATTATAATAAGTATATTCAAATGTAGTGGTACAAATCATATTAGGAGTTCCATCTATTTGAACATCTATAATAATATCAGTTAAATCAATAGGGAAAATATCTACAAATTGGAATTTATGTTTGATATTATACTTATTAGAAGGAATCATAAGGATGGCATCTGAAAGTTTAGATCTATATAAGGAATTATAAGAAACATTAGGATTTTTATATTGTTCAAAACCTTCGGATTGAGTATAGGAATGAATCCAATTTTTAATTTCATTCCAATTATTCAAATCTTCATCTACTATAAAATTAACTATAAGAGGTTGCCATTGAACATGATCTCCATGAACTTTAATATCAGAAAATGGAGAATTTTGTCTATATGCAGATGTTGATAAACCAGGAAGGGCCGCTGAAGTACAAAAATAATTAACATTTGGGAGTCTATCAATGACTAATTCAACTGATTTTGCTTCTAATTGATTATAATTTAAAACTTTACTCATAAGGTATTTATAATGAAAAACAAACAAGAAATTATTGAAGATATTTTAAGTCTTTATAAGGAGAATGATTCCCTAATGGATAGTATTCTCCTTATATCAGAGAAGGAGAATATAGAAGTCGAGAATATTGCCTCATTCATTAAGAGAGATCCTCAACTAAGGGAAATTCTTAGAAATGAAGGAATATCTTTAAATATGGTAGTGAGATGAATGAATTTGAAACTTATAAATTCTATAATGCTTTAAATCTTCATTATAAATCTGATAATTATGATTTCTTTGAGATGGGAGTAAATCATAAGACTTCAACAAAAACTTATCTTAAAAAACCTGAATATATTAGAAGTTTATTTAAATCTATTTCAGAATTAAGAGAACCTAAACTCTTTATAGCAGGGAATATAATATTCAATCCTTCCAAATATATTAGAGATTTTGATAATGAATATTATTTTAAGTTTAGGAAGTTAAAAATTAATAGGGATTATATCTTTAGTGAAGATATTAAGAAGATTGATTTCTCATTAATGGAAAGTAGATATATTCTGGGATTATTTCTCAATGATGAAATATCTCTAATGACAATATGCATATTAGATAAAATCTTTGATATTTTAAAACCTGATAGCATAACCAAAAATATCATAAAATATATTAGGAAGTCTCAAGGATTTTTCAATTTTGAGAGAGATTATATCTTAAAGATAATATATAATAATGATAGGATGAGATCGAAATGATGAGATCCAAAATCGAAAAATAAGGAAAATTAATTATGTCTTTTGCAAAATATAGAAATCAAACATCTTCAGTTTCTTCAATTCAGGAGAAAATTAAAGGTCTTCAAAAACCTTCTTATAATAATGAATTGGATGAATCATATTGGACTTTTAAGCATGTTGCAGGCCCTGATGGCAAAGGGGAAGCAATTATTCGTTTTCTTCCTCCTCCTCCTTCCGAAAATGGAGAACCAGAGAATGATCCTATTGTAAAATTCTATACTTTTAATAAGTATAATGTAACCACAAGAGCTTATTATAAGGAGAGAGGTAGAAATTCTTTGGGACCAGATGAGAGAGATCCAGCCAATGAATATAATATTTCAATCCTCAATGATAAAAGTCTTTCCAAGGAAGAAAGAAAAGAACTTTTCTTTAATCGGGGAACTAATTATATTGCAGGCATTTATGTAGTTAAAGATCCTTATAAACCGGAAAATGAAGGAAAAGTCTTCCGAATGCTATTTGGTCATCAAATCTTTAAGATTATTGAAGCCAAACTATTTCCAGAATTTGAAAATGAACCTATTATTCCAATTTTTGATCCAGAGGAAGGCGCAGATTTCCATCTACGTGTGACATCAAGACGTTTAGGTGCAGATACTGTTCCTAATTATGAGCAATCCAAATTTGCACCTCCTTCCAAACGTTGGGATATTGATGAATTTGATAAAATTTGGAATCAACAATATTCTCTGCAATCTGAAATTGCTCCTGAGAAGTTTAAATCATATGAAGAATTGAAAGCCCAATTTGATCGAGTAATTCAAGGATCTTATCAATCTTCATCTTATGATGAAATGGAACCTAAAGGGTATGAAAAGGTTAAGGAAGAGAAGGAAGCTGCTGAGAAAGAATTGAAAGAAGAAATTCTTGAAAATAATCAAGAAGAAATTAAGCCAAAACAAACTGAAACTTCAGATGATTGGTTTGATTCCCTAAATTAATCCTTTATGTCTGCACCCCAACATTTCCAAAATTTCTTCTTGTTTGGGGTGCAGAATTATAATGATGACCCATTGAACTACTATTATTAGTATTATTATTTACCTGAATATTATTGACTTCAATTTTCCCACCAGCATTAGCCATTTGTTTTTCTTCTAATATTTGAGTTTTGGCTAATTGTCGAGATTCCTTAGCAATTATTCTTTTATCCATCTCAGTAATATCTGCTTTAGAAATCAAACCTGTCTTTTCAGCAGACCATTTTAACCAATTTGGCATTGATTCCCAAATATAATTTTTAATATCATCCATTGAGGGAATCCAGGATGTCATTGTATCCCAAAGATCTCCAAAGAATCCAGTAATTGATCCAAATAAGGATTTTTCTTCAAAGAAGGAATTAAACCAATCCTTTATTCCTTTGAAGGCATCTCCTATTGCATTAAAAATTCCTCCTATTGTCCAAGCAAGCACAGATATTATATTCCACTTCTTAATAAAATCTACAACCCAAATCACCGATTTAACTAACATTATAGATATCCAATCACCAGCAGATTTAAACCATTCTTTAATTCCATCCACTAATCCACTAAACCAATCACCAATTCCATCTATCATATTCCAAAATATTTTACCCATTTTGGCAGTGAATGTTTCTTCTCCTTTTGCTCCTAAACCCATCCAATTCCCCCAATTGAATAAATCTGCTGCAGTATCAATAAGAGCTCCTACTAATTTAGCTGGAAATGCCCAAAAAGCACCCATCATATCAAGAAGAATAGTAAGAAAACCTTTATCCTTATATTTTCCAACACCAAATATTCCAAGAATATTATAAATTACCTCCATGAAAGTATCCCAAATTACCTTGAAAACTCTTCCTATTCCTTTTATTAAGATCATAACCCCCTTTAAAATAGGAATAAGAATCATATTCAGTAAACCACCAACAATATCCAATAATTTAAGGCAAACAACCCCAACTGCTGCCAATGCAACCCCTATTGGAGGAAAGACTTCAGTTGCCAAATATGCAAATGCATCTTTCATCATTCCAAAGAAATCCCCAAATATTCCCATATATTCGGCAAGAACATTAGGATTTTTAATTGCATTATAAACTATTGCAAATACTGCAGATCCTATAATTGCACCCATAAATCCTCCAATTCCTCCAATAAGAGCAGCAATTCTTGCTAATAATGGAATAATTTTGGTAATATGGCCTATTTTGGAAATTATATTTAATGCTTTAGATATTCCAGGAATTTTAGTGAAGAATCCAAATAATCCTTTAAGTTTTTTAAGTGGGGAAAGCATCATTGCAACCCATCCCCAATCAGCCATCCTTTGAAGCCATTTCCCTCCTAAACTCTTCCCAGCTTTTCCAATATTATCTAAGAATTTATAAGTTGACCCAATAAATTCAGAAGCACTTTTAACTTCTGGATTTTTGATTAGGAGATCAAACATTCCTTCAAATTTCTTAAAGAAATTCTTAGCAAAACCTTCCTCCTTCCCATCAACTAATCCTCTGGCTTTTTCAATATTTGAAGGTGATGGAAGTAATTTTGTATTATCTCCAAGATTTTGAAGTCTTTTAAGACCATCTTCAATTGCCCTTGCAACAAGAGGTTCATAATGTGAAATCTGTGCGAATATTATACTTATTAAATCATCTAATCTATTAACTGTTTGATTAGAAATTTTTCCTATTTCAAATAAACCATCCTTTATAACATTTCCTACAAGTTTAAGTTCATTAAGGACTAAACCATTAATTGCAACTAATGCTTCTATAGGATCAGAGAAAACATCTTCCTGATTTCGGAAAAATCCTAGAAATCTATCCAAAGCTTTAGTAAAACTTCCCTGCTTTTTAGGATCAGTCATATTATTCAAATCTTTGGAAATCATTCTAGATAAACCACCAAATTTATCTAAAATTCCTCCTAAATTTTTATCTAATCCTTTATTGATAATCTGATTAGATTTATTAACATTCTCAGATACTTTTTTAGTATTAAGATTAATATCTTTGAGAATATTTTCCTGCTTGGAAGATTCTTGCTCAAATGTAGATTGGAAAGACTTAAATCCTCCATCATCTGAGCCAATATTAGCTTGATATTTTTCTAATGCTTTTGAGAATGAATCATTTGAATTTGCCATTTGATATTATTTATGGCAACAAAAAAGGAAATCTAATCACGGAGGTGAGAGTGGGAGAGATGATTAGATTTCCTCTTATATTTATATCATTTGAATTTATGTTTATAGTTATTTTGAGATTTTTTCATCTCTTCTTCTTGTTTTTTCGCATCTTCCACTAAGAAATGTATGAAAATATCTCTCTCATAAGGATGCATATTAAGAATTTCCTCATAAGAATATTTCTCAGATGAAACCATCCTATGAGTCATTTGATAATGATCAGCTATCGAAAGATAACTGATCGCTAGGACAAAAAATCCACTTCCCTATTAGTAATTGTAGTTAAAGTACCATCAATTTCTACATCAATTGCCAATTGTGGAGAAGATTGGATAAAATCATATAATTTCCTAGAATCTGTAGAATTAATACTTCCTAAGAATTCCTCAACATCCTTAGCATTAACATCAGTTCCAACTATCCAAACCTCCTCATTATTGAAGATAGTTTTAACACTAGAATTAAGCATATCGAAGACCATCTCAACTTGAGATTCTTTATCTTTATATTTAGCTGCAATAATAGTCTCTTCTTCAAATGTTAAATCTCTCAATTCTAAACCAGTTTCACCATCAGAGAGAATGATTTTATAATCTTCTGGTCCTCTTTCATCTTTCAAATAAATTTGATCAATATCTAATTTGAAAGGTTTTCCATCTTTTTCAAGATCTATAGATTCTCCTACTGATTTAGATCTTAGTTTAAGCATTAAATATCTTACATCTAGAGAAGTCAAATATCTCACATCTACATCATTAGTGATATTATTTTGAGCAACTTTGATTGTATTATCAATGAAAAATTTAGGATCAGTATTCTTAGAAGTTGAAATTGCAGCCAACATTTTCTCATCTGCAACAGTATAAGGTCTAAATTTAACCTCTATTTTGGATAGAGGAAGAATTGCTGAATATTCCAATGTTTTAATTTTAGGAAGTGGTTTAGACATTTATTTGTCCTTTTCTTTTAGGATTGATTTTATATGATCTATATTTAAAGGATAATGGAATTAACATAATTTGATTTGTGCTCTCCCAAGACATTTGAACTGCTCCCATATGAGTTAAGAAGGGTTCTATAAAGTTTATTATTGTATGCTGCTCTCCTATTCTATTAAATATGTTAATTTCTAAACCACCATAAATATTTACTGGATAGTTTATATATTCGGATTGATTTTCCTCTTCATTTATTTGCATTGTTAATTCAATCCATTTCATAAAGAGATTATTAATCTTCCCCTCTGCATCAGCAATTATTGTGATTACAATATCTTCAAATCCAACTCCAATTACTCTAGATTCATTCAAACCAAAACCTTTATGTTTTATTTGATCTAATTCAAAGGATGCTCCAGGCCAATTTATAGAATTTATCCTAAATTGAAGTTGATCTGCAATATTTGTTCTAATTGCAGCAGGAGGATGAATAAAACAATTGAAGGCATGGAGAGATTGAACTCCCTCCTTCGAAATGGTGGATTTAATATTATCAATATGAAAACTCATCTTAACAATATTTATGCCATAAATATTTGAATGTCTAAAAAATATATGCAAGGAAGATATAAGGTCATTAACAAGCACAAATATATAGGTGATGTTAATAATGTGATTTATAGATCTTCCTGGGAACTTAAATATCTTCATCTCTTAGATAAATCTGATGATATTGTAGAATTTTCATCGGAAGAGACTATTATTCCTTATCAAGATCATGAGGGAAAAATTAGGAGATATTTTGTAGATTTTAAAATTAAGGATAAGAATGGAAATATTTCCTTAGTTGAAATCAAACCTTATAAGGAAACAATTCCTCCTATTCTAAGTGAAGGAAAGAAAACAAAAACTAAAATTAATGAAATTCTCACTTATGATAAGAATCAGAAGAAATGGAAATCTGCTAAAAAATTTTGTGATAAGAAGGGTTGGAAATTCTTGATAATTACAGAGAGGGAATTATATGGCAATTAAGAAATTTGAAAGCATTTTTCTCTCTAGGAAAATCAAAGGATATAAGGTTGGTGATACTATAATTAGGGATTATCTTAGGGATAAAGCAACTAGAGTTAAATTAGGAAGTTCTCCTAAAAAACTTCTAGAATCTAGGAAGGCTAAGAATCATTCAATAACTGAGCCCAAACCAGGAAAACTTCTCTTCTATCATTATGATCCTAAACATAAGGATATTCTTCCTTATTATGATAAATTTCCAATCACATTTCCTATAGATGTTAATATGAAGGAAGGATATTTCCTAGGTTTAAATCTTCATTATCTTCCTCCAATTCCAAGAACTAGATTATTAGATAATCTTTTTGAGACTCTCAATAATTCTAAATTTGATGATAGAACTAAATTAATGATAAATTATAAAATGCTAAAAAATGCATCTAAGTTTAAATATTTTGAACCTTGCATTAAGAAATATCTCTTCTCCCATGTAAGATCTGATCTTATTGAAATTCCTTCAGATGAATGGGATTATGTTGTATTTCTTCCTTTGGCTAGATTTGAGAAGGCTTCTCAAAGGAAAGTTTGGGATGATAGTATGGATAGGATATTAGGATAATAATTATGGTAGGTTTTCATCATTTTCCTCAAGCTAAAATTAAGAAAGAGCGAGAAGAATATCAAAAAACTGAAGAGGAGGCATATTATGAGCAGCAAAAACTCGATCAAGAGAGAAATGCTGATATATTAGAAAATTTAAAGGAAGGTTGGGAAGAGACTTCTAGTGGTTTTAAAGATTGGTTTAATAAAACATTTCCATCTTCAGATCCAAATAAAACTGCAGGTAAGAAAGCTTTTACTACTTATAATACATCTTATCCAATCTCAACAAATTTAAACGATTATTGCATTTTAACATTTTATAATTATGATAGATTTGTAAGCCGTGCAAATAAGGAAGAAATTGTCACATTAAATATTCAAATGCCTTTGCCTTTAAATATCCCTGATACTATTCAAACTAATAATAACACTGCAGATTTGGGAGTTTTTGGAAATATCACTTATGATAATTTTAATAATCTTGTTAAATCTAATAGTGGTGAAAATATGGGAGAACATCTTAGTTCTGGTTTAGGAAGATTAACTGAAAATATTGAGCAATCCTCTGCTAAAAGTGCAATGAAAGTTGGTGTTGCCTTAGCAACTTCTAAATTCTCAGATGGAGGAATTAAGGCTGCATCTCAATTGCATACTGGTTTAATTCTTAATCCTCACACCACTGCGATGTTTGATGGTGTTGCTTTAAGATCTTATAATTTAGATTGGAGATTATCTCCTAAAACTAAGGAAGAATCTGATAGACTTAATGAGATTTTTACTGCCATTAAATTAAGAAGTCTTCCTGGAGAATTGGCAGGAGGATTATCTTTAAATTATCCAGATACGGTTCAAATTTCCTTTGAGGGAAAGGTTAAAAGTTATTTTCCTGGATATCAAAGATCATTTTTAACTTCCTTATCGGTAAATCCAGATTCTAATGGAGGAATTATACTTTATAATTCAGGTGCACCAGTCACATATAATCTTCAATTAGGATTTATTGAATTGAATATTAATACTAGATCTACAATTCAAACTCATATGGAAGAACAAATGAGGGCAAAATTGAAGGATTTATTAGATGAGTGATATTTTCGATATTTTCGATAAAGTTAATTATAATGGAATTCAAACTACTAATATTCTTAGGCAAGTTTATTTTATTAATGATATTTTGAATAAGGAAGGTGTTTTCCATCCTTATATAGTTAAAGATAATGAGAGAGCAGATTCTATCGCATTTGATTATTATGGAAATTCTAGTTATACTTGGTTAATATATGCAGCAAATGAAATTTTTGATCCTTATTTGGATTGGCCCTTAAATGATAGGGATTTCTATAGATATATGAATAACAAATATGGAGATGTTGATTCTACTAAGAATCAAATTATGTATTATTATAATAATGAGAAATCTTATACAAAGACAATAGAAACATTTGATAATGATCCTATTGAGAAAAGAGTGGGATGGCATCCTATGATGGTTTATGATTTTGAAGTAGAATTAAATGATAGAAAACGACATATTAGATTATTATCAAATGAATATTTATCATTAGTAGATGATGAAATGATGAGGATTAAGAAGGAATTGAATGTATAATCCATCTAAATTCTCAGTAAAAATTAAAGCCATTATGGTTTATAAATTTGATTCCCTTAAAGGAGGAAATGCTGCTTTCTTTCAAGATGGAATATTAATAAATGATAAAGAATCACAAGTTAATATTCTCAATATTGCACAGGAAGTCTCAATATATGAAAGCATTTTCAGTCCTATTATGAGATGTGATATTGCAATTACCGATGCAATCGGATTATTGCATAATTTTCCCATAGTAGGAGAGGAAATAATTCATATAATCTATCAAGATATGGAAGGAGTGGAAAATGATTGGTATTTTGTAATTAAGAATATTACTAATATTGCAATCCAACCACAAAATAAGGCTCTCTCCTACTTAATGGAATGTGAAACTATCGAAGTTCTTGCAAATGACTTAATGAAAATTAGGAAGGCCTATAATAAAGAACCAAAAGATTTAGCTGAGACTATTTGGGAAAATTATATCCTTTCAAGAATGAGAGAAATTGTCGATAATTGGGGAGTTGGAAAATATAAAGGCAAATCTAATTTTGATGTAAATGTTTCAGATAGTGGAAAATTTGTTTTCATTATTCCTAATTTACATCCTTTCGATTCTTTAAATTTAGTGAGGGATACAATCCCTGCTGATGAAGAAAATAAAACTTTCCTATTCTTTCAAAATCTTAGAGGATTTCATTTAAAATCTCTCCAATCTCTATATACTGAAGATAAGAAAGCATTGGCAAGAATGAAGGAAAATGAATATGTTTTCCTATCTAATGAAATTCCAGGCCAATTAGAAAATGGACATAATATTGTCTCTGAACTTTATATTAATTCAAGATCCAATTCTCGAGATAAATTAAAGGATGGATATTTCAATTCTATAGTATTTGATATTAATCCTCATCTTAAAGCAATCAATTCTGAAAAATCTTGGTATAATTTTTTCACTCCAAAATATATTGATATAAATTTATCAAGTTCTATTAGTTATAATAATAAAGATTTAAAACTCATTGAAGATTATCATATAAACACTGATGCCTTCAGATCATATGCTGATTCTGCATTGGAAAATAAAACCGATAGATCATTTAGTGAAGATGCCAACAAAGTAGAATATTTCTTTAATGTTTATCCAGAATTTGATAATTTCTTCCCTGTTAAAAAATATAGAGAGAGGAAATCATGGGATAATTTATCATTCTCAGCATTGAAAGCAATTGAATTAACTGTAGTTATTCCAGGCACTATTAAATATTGCGTTGGAGATCTTTTCAATCTTAAATTGGAGGAATTTCATGGGTTTACTGAGGTTAATATTGATAAAGCCCTTTCTGGATTATTTTTGATAACAGAAGTTAAACATATTCTATTCAATTCTGGATTTCATTCTACAGTTTTAAGATTGAATAGAGATTCTTATGGAGAGGATATTAATATTCCTCCTAAATTTAAGGATTAAAAATGACTACATTAACAACAAAGTCTTTTTTTGGTGTGGTTGAAGAAAGAATGGATTCTGGGCATGTGAGAGTAAGAGCCTTTGAAACTCATCCATTTATTAGAAAAGATGATGTTCCTACTAAATTTTTACCACCAGCATTAGTTTTACTTCCAACTACTTCTGGGTATGTTGATTCTGGATCCCCTGGTCATAATTTACAAATAGATTCTTGGGTTAGAGGAGAATTTCTAGATTATCCAGTTTGTATGCAACCTATTATTACTCATGTAATAAAAGGTGGAATGTTTAGTATGTCTAATGCAGAAAATGGAAGGATGGAATTTATTGATAATAAGGAATTATCTAATTTACCCGAAAATCCTTATCATGAAAATAAAGAAAATTCAGAAAATAACAAACCTATTAAAGATACTGGTTCAAATTTGAAGAAAACTTATGATTTTAGTTATGATTTGGCTAGTAGATATAAATCTTCAGATCCTCATATGCATTCCTCTGCTATTTGTGGAGTTCTTTTACTAGAAACTTCTAATATTAATCCATCAGTTGTAAATTCTATTGGGGCATGGGGAATTTGCCAATGGCTAGGAGAAAGGAAAAGACAATTATTTGCCAAATATGGGAAAACTAAAGATTTAAGAGAACAATTAGCCTTTATGGAATGGGAATTAAATAATACTGAGACAAAAGCTAGAAGTAATTGGCTCGCAGGAAAAGATTTAAAATCCGCAGTTGAAGGATTTTGTACTTTTGAGAGAGCTGAAGAAATGATTGGAAAAACTGGAAGAGTAAATTTAAACCATCCAAATTTTAAGAAAAGATTTGCCTTTGCTAACCAAGTTTATAAAAATATGAGGTCATAGGATGATTAATGTTAGATTATCTTGGAGTAAACAGCCAAATCTTCTCCTATCTGGAAAATTAACTCAAAAGTTTGATAATTCATATGATATAAGAATTGAATATAAGTATTATAATGAAGATAATTCCCCTTATGGAGAAGAGGAAGTATTTAGGCTTAGTCAAGGCCAAAAAGTAAAATTAAGGGAAATTGCCCAGGAAATCAAAGCCAAAACTACAATTGCTAATATAAATGTCTCCTCTACCGATAAAGATAAAACTTTAACTGGAATTTTCTATCAATGTTTAAATGGATAATCTAAATGTCTCTAAGATTAAGTAAAGATGCAACTTCAGAATATAAAACAAATGTTTCAACTTCTCCAGAATATTCATATAGGCATGTAGATGTTGATGTAATTCCTCAATCTACATCTGGAGATCCAATTTATAATGGGGAAGATGATTCTATAAGAGTATTCTCTGGAAATCTAGGAGATTATGTAGAAAATGATCCAAATCCAATTAGATGGGGATTTACTGCACCTTCCGGATCTAGAATAGAGCTTAATGATTCTAATGCTTCTGGAAGAATAGATATTGTTCATAATTCTGGAGCAGGAATTGCATTGGAAGGAGATGGGAGTCTTTTCATGGTTTCAAAATCTGAAAGGGGTTTAAGTATTGCGGCTCCTTTCGGTGATATTTCAATCTCGGCAGGTGGAGAAATATCAATATTAGGAGATGCATCAATCTCAGTAAGAACTTCAGGTGATTTAACATTGGATGTTGGTGGAAGCATTTCAATGAGATCTGAAAGTTTTAAACTTATTACTAATTCTCTTGAAACTATAATAGATGGAAGTTCTCAAACATCAATTACACAAGATAATAATGTGATAATAGGAGGAATTGATAGAAGAACTATTGCGGGAGATCAAAAACTTCAAATTTCTAAAAAACAATATGTAGATGTTGGAGAAGACTCAACTAATAAGATAGGAGGAAATTTCTCCCATGATGTAAGCAAATCAGCATCTTATAAAGTAAAAGAGAATGAAGATTCTCAAATTAAGGGAAATTTCTCAAATTCTGTTAAAGGATCTTCCGATTATTTCTCTGAGGGAAATCTTAAAGTTAATACTAAAGGAGAAGCACATTATAAGGCAGATGGGAATGCAAATTTCCAATCAGATTCTAATATTAATGTAAAATCTGGAAGTAATACTAATATTCAAGCATCTTCTAATATTAATGAAAAGGCAGGAAGTAATCATAGAACCCAGGCAGGAGGAGATATTTCTGAGAAGGCAGGAAGTAAAATTGCAATGGAAGCATCTTCCGTGCATGGAAAACCAGGAATAGATCATGCTCTCTTCTCTGATACTTCTGGGCATGCAAGGTGGGCAGATTGGGCAGATAGATCACAAGTTTCAAATCTTGCAGGAAGTGCACCAAATGGAGGAGGAGGAAGTGCAGGAAGTAAACCTTCAGCATGGTCTTTTAATAATCCTCAGGGTGCACCAGGAGCAGGAGATGCAGGAAATGCTTCCCCATCTTCCAAAACTGAAGTTAATGATGCAAAGGATGCAGAAGTCCCTGAGAGTGAAGATATTATTGATAATCTTACATCTGCAAGGAAATTTCCAAAATATCCAGGAAATGGTGTTTTAGAATCTGCAAATGCAACTGGATATGGAATGATTTCAGATGATGAAATGGATCAAGCAGAAGACGTTTTCAATGAATATTCATCTGGAAATGTTGGAAATCCTAATCCAGCCCAAGAACAAGATATTCTTGATACAATTCAACCAGATAGAATAAGAAATCCAGAAATTGTTGATACTGGGCAAGCAATTCCAGCCCAAACCGATTTATCTGCCAAAATTTCCAAATATTTCACATTATCTCAACTTATTAAAGCTAAACATTCTCATAAAATTCCTCCTAGCATTTATCAAACTGTAGTAAAAGAGCATATTAAACTTGCTAATAATGTTTTAGATAAAGTTAAGGAGAGATTCCCCGATATTCTCATTACTTCTTGTTATAGGCCAAATTCAAAAAATCATAAAACAGGGAGGGCCGTTGATTTAGTAGTGAATTCACGATCAATGTCTAAACATGCTGAAATAGCAAGATTTGCAGCTGAGAATCTTCCATGTGATCAAGTTTTCCTAGAGAAGAATACTTCAGGAAAGACTCATGTTCATTTAAGATTAGGAGGAGGAAAACCTCGAGTTTTAACTTGTGGAGATGCAAAATGTAAAACTAAAGTTAATGGAATCCAATTGGCTTGGTTAGGAAGGAGAGCAAAATAATGGCACATTCACTACCAGATTATAATAAAGATGTTTCAGTTTATGATGTAGAAACGCAAGCAGGAGATGTTCAAAGAGGATTATATAAAAAACCTTCCTTTTATGGAGATAATAGTCTTTCCCAATTTCATTCTCTATTTAAAGCTGGAATTGGGGTAGCCCAAAAATTCTCAAATGCTAGAAATAATAGGAAGACAGTAGAAAAAAGAGAGAAGGGAGATCCTTATAGTTTAACTATAGATGAATTTGAACTTTTAGGTAGGAGGGCATCTTCAATATCTTTATTTACTAGTATTCCTTATGAAACTTGTGAAGATTTCCTAATTATCCTTTGTTTTATAGATAATATTGGAGATTTAAGGATAATTGCCAATGCAACCCAAATTTCTGAATTAGATGATGAGAGATTAATCAGAAATCCTAAAGTAATTTTAAATCTTCCCAATTTGGAAAAGATTAATTTCCTTGCCCAGGCACTTGATGGCATTGTAAATATGTTTAGACATTTTGCTCCCACTGCATCAATAATTGAAAATGATTCTGATGATGAAAGTAATTCCTCCATATTAGATACATTATCTTCCCTAATTTCTGGCTTTGGGGGTTTAGGTCAAATTGGGGAAAGAATAGAGAATAATATGATGGGAAGTTTTCTATCTGAGTTAATAACAGGAGAGAGAGTCCCCTCTAATATATTATCTAAGAATCCTAATCTTCAATCTCCTAGTTATGCCGGGAAGGCCTTCTTTGGAGAATCTATAAATGCTTTATCTAATATAGATATTGATCAATTATTTGCCAAACCTATTGCAGTCTTTCCAAAACCTTCCTCTGGATCAGGATCTACTTCATTTGGAATGCAAAATTTTGGAAGTTTTGGAAAATCTATGCCTCTCACTAATTTTGTATCTAAGATTATGACTGGATCTCCTAATATTAACTCTCCTAGGAAGGCAAATATTGTTAATAATATAGTAGAGAAAGTCACAACATTTACTGGTGCCAAATCTTCTGATAATGTAGAAATTTTTAGGGCTGATAATGCTTTACCAATTCAAATGGCATTAGCAACAGGATTTTCTGGTTTAGATAAATTAGTTTTCCCAACTAAAACATTTTCGGAAGGTTGGACAAATTCTCAATCAGTTTCAGCTGTTGCCTATAATTTAAATCCAGGATTTATGGAAGCAGCGAGAAGATTTCTTTAGGGTTGATTATTGATGAGATGAGTGATAACCCCTGCAATCACTGTGGAAATTATCCCCAATAATATTCCACCAACAAAGAGAGCACCTCTCACAAAAGATCTCCAATGTTGAAGATCTTTCTGGCTAATTTCCAATTCTGAAAGTCTTCTCTCTCTATTAAGCAATTCATTCTCATAAGTAGATTGCTTAATTTTTATATCATTCATATCATTTTTAATTGATAGAATCATTTTCAACATATCTTTTTGATTTTCAATAACTGAGTCAATCTTCCCATTTAATAATGTAAATCCTTCATCATTGATTTTCATCATAATTTCTTCTCCTGAACCAAATATAAATTCCTAAACTAATCAAAAATCCTCCTATAATAATAGATGGATGAATTCCTAAATCATAATCAATTAATTTATCTATAATAGGTTCAATTTGATCATATAGATCTCGGAAGGCTGCAAATGATATTCCTAAACCTGCAAGTAAACCGGCAATTCCCTTTTGGGGTTTTAAAATTTCCTTAATATTAGTAGGTTCTCCCATCTCTTCAGTAATATTAGAATCATCAATCTCCTCAATTTGAGATTTATCAAATAATATAAGACTTAAAGCAGTATTATTAATGAGAGAAATTCTTTCTCTCCATGCCTTCTTAAATTTCCTATAATATTTCTGAGTTGATAAAAATTTCAATCTATCTTCTACTAACATTTCAAGAAGATTATGATAGATTGAAATATATCTAAGGGCTTCCATTGTTTGATGGGAGGGGACACCATCAATAATTCCATTATATAATTTCATCTCCTTTAAAACTCTTTGAAGAGATTTAATAGCCTGAATATTCCCGGATTGGCAAGCATAATCAAATAGGAAGAAATCTATTCCATTAGGAAGATTATCTCCATTTATGCCTTCCCAATAGACTTCTTTATAGATATCCTTAATATGTTCTTCAGTAATATTTTGGATAGTATAATTGGAATAATCTTCACCTTTACTATAAAGATAAGCTTTATACATTGACCAAGTTATATTATGGGATCCAAACTTAAGAACTTGTTCAAATGAGAAATCAAAATTACTTTTCATGAAAATATTTATGAATAAATAACTTTAAGATCAATCTAAATAAGTAGTAGTTAATATGATTAAAGAAAATGAATTTCTCCTCATTTTGGATAAATTTGGAAATCAACATATTCAGGAAGGTCCTCTAAGTAGAGATGATTTGGTGATAGGGGAAGATTCCTCCTTCTATCAATCTCTTTATAGATCTTCTAAAGATTTAAATGTTTTGGAAGATCTTAATGAAGAACTTTCCGAATATTTTATTAATGAATATTCTGATAATTTCCATATTTTTTCGAATCCTCCTCCTTTCATTGAGACTTCGAATGCATGGATAAATAGAGAATAAGGATGATAAATGATTAAAAAAGATGAATATTTGATATCAGTTGATGATGGCGGAAATTTCACTATGCACGCAGGTCCCCTAAATGAGGAAGAACTTTTAAACATTATCAAATGGGGATATAATACTGAAGATTATCTAATTTTTCCATCTGAGGGAGATTTTGATAATGTAATCTTATCTGAATGTGAAAATATTAATGAAGAATTGGCTGAAATTTATATCAATAAAGAACTTATCTATTATAAGGATATTTCTAATGCCGAATTACTTCTCTGGCTTTCTAAAACTGAAAAATGGGAAGATTTTCTGAAACAAAACAATGAAGTATAAGGATATTAGTACCAATTTAGATATTCATCCTATTAAGAAGGATATTATTCCCTTATTGGATAATTCTGCCGTTGGAACTCAGATTAAAAATCTAGTTTATACTAATTTTTATGAAAGACCATGGTCAAATAAGGTTGGATGTGGTATTTTTCATAGTCTTTTTGAAAATTTTACACCATTTACTAGAATTACTGTTGAAAATGATATCAAGACTTTATTGAATAATTATGTTGATAGGGCAACAATTCTTTCAGTTAATATTAAAGTGGATAATCTTGGAAGTCTCAATTGCATCATAGTTTATATGGTAAAAGATGAGATTCAACCAATTAGTCTTGATATCATTCTAAAAAGGAAGAGATGATTTGGAAGCTGAAGTATTAAAATATCAACAAAGTCTTCATGAATATATGAAGAAGATTTCCAATTTTTCAGATTGGGATTTTGAAGGATCTAATCTAAATGCTATTACAAGATTGATGGCAGTTAATGCCTTTAATATGAATCATATGGGAAGAATGGTAAATAATGAATCATTCATGGATTCCGCCAATTTAAAGCAATCTGTAGTTTCACATTCCACTACATTGAATTATATTCCTCTTTCCAGATCTTCTCCTAGATTTAAGCTAAAAATATCAGTTGAAGCTCCTGATAGACCAGATTATATTAGAATTCCTAAATATTATAAATTTCGAGGTGTTTTATATGGGAAGAATATAACATTTATAACATTGAATGATTACATCTCTATAAATGGAGATGCTGATAATGTTTATACATTTGATGAAGTTGTTGTTTATGTTGGAGATTTAGTTGAAGAAACATTCATAATTAAAGATACTAATATCTCAAATGGATTTACTACTTATAAATATCCCCTTATTATTCAATCATCTGAAGTTGATATTAATACTTTAGAAGTTTTCGTAGAATCAATAGATTCTCCTCCTATTATTTTCTCTAGAAGAGAAGAATTAGGAAATGTTTCTCCAGATTCTAATGTTTACTTCATTAGGGGAATATATGATGATAATTACACTATTGAATTTGGGGATGGAAGATTTGGAAAACCACTTAAAGATAATGATAAAGTAATTATAAGATATATAAGTGTAAGTGATTTATTAATTCCCGAAAATATTTCAATTAATAAGTCTTCAGATTTAGGTCCTTATAGTAAAATTGCAGTTGAATCTTCAGAGTTAATTACTCAAGGAACAGAAAGGGAAAGCATTGAAAGCATTAGAAGAAGTGCTACTAAAGGTTTTCAGTCCCAACATAGGGCAGTTTCTCAAGATGATTATTCTATATTAATCAAAAAACAATTTCCAAATATTCACCATGTTCATACATTTGGTGGTGAAGAAATTCAACAATATGGGAAGGTTATTATCTCCCTAAAACCTAAAAATGGGGAAGTCGTTTCTAATATTATTAAAAGGCAAATTATCTCATTCTTAAAAGATAAGAATATTATTATTGATCCAATGATAATAGATCCTGATATCTATCATTTAGGATGCAATGCAAATATATCATTTAGGATGGATTTGGATAATAATTTCCTTATGGAAACACAAATAAAATCTTCAATTATTTCTAAACTTTCCGAAGTAGGAGAGGAAATTTTCTCTGGATTTGGAATTAATATTCATCAATCTGATATTAATAATATTATCAATTCTTCCCATCCTTCCATTACTGGATCTTCTATAAATCTTTATGTTTATAAGAGATGGTTCCCCACTAGAAATATTATCAATAATCTCAGATTTGATATTAAATCTAAAATTACTAATAAGGAAGTAAAAAGTAATATATTCCAATTTTGGGGAGGAGAAAGAATTCAAAATGGAAAATTTATTGTAAAGGATGGTCTTGTATTATTAGCTGATATTCAAGAAACTGGGGATGAAGTTTTATTTGATGCTCCTGTTGGTTTTGTTGATTATGAGAATGGATATTGCGAAATTGATTTTGAATTTTATGATTATAATCAATTTATAGAAATTGGATTTGCTTTAGAATCTGATATGTTTAAATCAAATCAGAATTCCTTTGCTATTTTCAATCCAGCAAGAGTAAATTTGGAGTTATCTTCTAGATGACATTCTCAAAAGTAGAAAATCTCCTTCCTGATTTTTATAAGAAAGATGCTCCAAATCTTATAAAATTTCTAGATTGTTATTATGAATGGCTTTCCCAATCTGATAAGATTTCCAATCTTTATGATCAATTTGATATTGATTCATCTCTAGATGAATTTATTAAACATTTTATCAATGTTTATATGAATGATATTCCTGAAGATATTTTAGGAAATGTTAGATTTCTACAAAAACATATTATTGAATTATATAGATCTAAAGGTTCTCCTAGGGCTTATAAGCTCTTATTTGCCCTCCTATTCAATGAAGATGTTGATACCTATACTAATGTGGAAAGGATTTTCTCATTATCTTCTAATGATTTTGATGTTCCTAGATATATGGAAGTTTTCTGGGGATCTGCAATTGATAAAATTGAAAATTCTATTGTGGTCGGATCTATCTCAGGTGCCCAAGCATTAATTGAGCAATATATTCATTTCGATGTTAATAATAAAACTAGGCATGTATTATATATTTCTAATATTAGTGGAATTTTTGTTCCTGGAGATATTCTCCTTTTTGGAAATTATTCTCCTAATGAATGTCCTTCTATAATTGGATCAGTTGTTGGATTAAATGTTATTTCATCTGCCCCAGGCTTTCAAGAAGGAGATATTATCTCTAATATTGATGGTGAAGTTCCAACCACTGCAACAGTTAAATCTGTTAAGGATGGATTAGGAGTTCTCACATTTAAGATTGATAAACCAGGAAGTTATTATTCAATTGGAGATACTTTCAAAGTAGATGAAGGCCATAAAGAAGATTATATTCTTCCTTATATTGATATTAATCTAAATGGAACATATCCATTTCCTAAAAAACCAGATTCTTCCAAAGATAATGTAATTATCCATTCAATTTATCATTTTGAACCAGATAATATTCTTCCTCCTTTGCTTTCCGCACCAACTGGTGGAAATGCAAGTATTAAGATTATGGCTATTATAAACACTCATATGTATTTGCATAATGAGGATATTTTAAATAATCCAGTTTTACCTAAAAAATTAAATGAAACTTTCCCATTTCCTAAAAAGCCGGATTCTAATATAAACACTGTAATTGCAGATAGCCTTACATATAATTCATATGAAGTTGGAAATATTAGTAAGATTAGGATTAATGATCCTGGTGTAAATTATTCTCATTTTGTATATTTTGTTCCTATAGATCCAATAACTTCCAAATCTGGAATTCTTGATGCAAATGGCGAATATGTTGGAATGAATGGAAGAATTATAGGAACTCCTATATTTGGAGATAATATTATAGATGAAGTTCTCATATTAGATTCTGGTTTTGATAATGGAGAAGAACAATATTTGCTTAGGGGGGATGATCCAGATTTTTATGTTTTGGCTGATTCAGTTTATGGTGGTGTAGGCGTTTCTCAGGGTCAATATTTGAATAATAGATCTTTCTTATCAGATGATAATTATTTCTTTGATAATTATTTCTATCAAACTTATGCTTATGTTATTCTTGCTTCCCGCAAAATGGAAAGTTATAGCGAAATTGTTAAGAAAATTATTCATCCAGCCGGTTTAAATATGTTTGGAGATGTTAGTATTCAATTAACTAATAATTCAAATACAACTTTAGAAGATTTGGAATATAAAGTATTATGATTTTTTATAAATTTGATTTCAATACAAAGGAATTCTTAGGAGAAATTGAATTATTTCCTAGTGAGAAAGGATATGATTTAACTCCTGATATTACACCATTTCCGCCACCTCCTACATTGAAAGATCTTATTATAGTTTATAATATGGATAAATTAAAATGGGAATATAAGGAAGATCATAGAGGTGAAATATGGTTGGATGAGAAAGGAAATAAGATTATTATAGAATTTATAGGACATCCAGTTGAGGATGGCTTTCTGATAAAGAGAGATGGTCAATAATGTTTAAAAATTTAACTCCTTCGTTTTATTCCGATATTATTAAAAGGCATCAAGATTATTTCGATTCTGGAGATCTTTATTGGTTTGCGGCTTACCCAAATGATATTAATGGGAAATCTAATATTAATATTTCCCAATCTCTTGAATCTGAAGTTTATAATAAGATTTTATATGGTGGAAGGCTTAATAAATCTAATATTGCCCCCCTAGTAAGAGAAATTAAATGGGCTAACGGAGAAGTTTACGATAAGTATGATCCTCATGATATTACCTTAGAAAATAAGAATTTCTTTATTATCAATTCCAAATTTGCCGTTTATAAATGCCTTAATAATAATAATAATTCACCTTCCCTAATTGAACCAAATTTCACACAATCCAAGCAATTTACTTTAGCTGATGGATATGTTTGGCAATATATGTATAGTTTAACTTCAAATTTATATAATAATTATAAATTTCATGGATATATTCCAATTTTAGGCAATCAAGTCACAAATATTATTCCCGGATCAGTTTCTTCTATTGATGTTATTGCAGGAGGGCATTTCTATGAATTGAATTCTGGAAATATCTTAATTAAAGCATCAACTTCCAAATTTAGAATTTCTGATTCCGCATCAAATATTCCTAAGATCTTTGATAATTATTCAGTTTATAATATATCAAGAGGAGAAGTTGATATTATCACTGAATATGATGTAAATTCTGGAGGAAAATTTATCACAACTCAAAATCCCCATCCAACTTGGCAAGGAGGGGATAAATATGAAATCATTCCAACATTAAAATTCATTGGGAATGGATCAATAAAACCAACTTTAGCTGCCAGAGTAAATGAAACTAATAATATATATAAGGTTGATATTATCACCGCAGGTGAAGGTTTTACCTTAGCTGAAATTATTGTTGATAATAATATTAATATGCAATCTGCACCATCCTTTAAGATAAATCTCTCTCCTAAATTAGGGCATGGTTTTGATATTAGTGCAGATTTGGCAGCAGATTCTTATATTTTATATGTAAATTTAGATGCATATACTATAGGAAATGCCTTCCCTATTAATAATATTCCAATCAATTCAGTTGGAATTATTAGTGGTCTTAAAGTGCCTTCCAACATGGGAGATGCTCCCTTCACTGGATCATCTTTCAATAATACTTTCAAAATTTTAATAACTCCTACAAATGGAAGTTATCAAGTTGGGGATAAACTTAAACTTTTAGGAGAATCTCAATATTTATGTGAAATTATTGAAGTTGATCCAACTTATGTTATTGGAATATATTATACTGATAATTATAGATTGAAAATTACTGATATTTTGATTAATGATGCAGGAATTTCAGGATTAGTTGTAGGTGTAAGTTATCAACCCCAAATAAGTCTTAAAAATGCCAGAATAATTTCAATAATTAACACAGATTCAATTATAAGAAATACTTTTTCTAATGAATTGATTCTCAAACGGATTACTATACGCAATAAATAATTACATGAAAAGAGGTAAAAATTAGTGTCTTCAATTATCACTAACCTTTCCGTTTCTCCTTATTGGGATGATTATTCGGAATCTAAGCAATTCTATAAGATTTTATTTGTTCCTGCAAGGGCAGTCCAAGTAAGAGAAATGAATCAACTTCAAACGATGATTCAAACTCAGATTTCCAGATTTGCAGATCATCAATTTAAGGATGGAAGTGTAGTCTCAGGTTGTAATATTTCATATATTCCCGAATTACATTTCATTCGAGTTGGTGTTTATAATGAAAACACTGCCAACACAGAATTTACCACAAATAGGCTTAAAGATTATCTCCTAGTTTCACCTTCCACTAATTTGAGGGCAAGTATTTTATTAGCAAGAGGAGGATATCTTGGATTATATCCAGATACTTCAGTTCTTTATATAAGATATCTTAATAAAGGATTATCGGGAAGCACAGAAGTTGATACATTCTTTGCTAATGAAGAATTGCATGTTTATGATGAAAGACAAGATAAACATGGAAATCTCAATCCTGGATATAGATATAATACTATTAATCTTATTAATGAACTTCCTGAAACTCCTGAATCTAAGGGAATTGCTTATGGTGTTTCAGTTGGGGATGGAATTATCTACCAAAAAGGATATTTTGTTAATGTAAATCCTCACACTATCGTAGTTAAAGATTATGATAGAGATGTAGATGAAATGATGGTAGGTTTTGAAACTGAAGAAACTATTATCTCATATTTCTCCGATATTAGTCTTATTGATCCAGTAGATACTTCAAATCGATCTGGAATTGGTGCAGATAGATTAAAATTAAATCCAGTTTTAGTTGCTAAGAATAGAAATAATATTCCTAAAGATAGTGATTTCTTCCCTATTATTGAATTTGGAAAAGAACAACTTCCCATAAAGCAAAATACAGATCCTGAATATAATATATTAGGAGAAGAATTTGCTAAGAGAACATTTGAAGAAAGTGGAGATTATTATGTTAAACCCTTCTTAACTTCCACTAAATCAACCACAGATACTTCCAAATTTGCTTATACTATTTCTCCTGGAACTGCTTATGTTAAGGGAAATCGAGTAGAATTAAATAATCCTACTGAAATAATTGTTCCAAGAGCAACTAGCACTAAATTCTCTAATAATAACACCACTACTATCAATTTTGGTCATTATGTAAGAGTCAAAGAAATCAAAGGAATGCCTTATGATTATGCAATTCTTACTTTTAATATATATGATCAACCTGCGACTGCTTTCACTAGTGATAGAAATGCTAATTCTACTCCACCAGGAAATAAAGTTGGGGAATTAAAGGTTAGGCAATTTATTACAAATTCTCCATTTTTTGGTACTCCGAATGGAGAATTAAGACTTTATATATTTGATATAAGGATGAATAATGGCAAATCTTTTGAGAAAGATGCCAAATGTATTTCAACTACTCATTCTTTGGGATTTATGGGAGATCTTATTCTAGAAAATGGGAAGGCAAGAATATATGATCAAGGAAATAAATCTTTAATCTTTCCAGCAGGCCCTAAAGGAATTAAGAGATTTAGAGATGAATCTGGTGGAAATGATAATATTTATTTGAAATTTGAAATTACCTCTGCAACTTTGAATTCTTCAGGAGATGCTACATTTACTATTGCAAATCCTGCAGCAGGAGGAACACATTCCTTATTTACATCTCCAGGAATTGTTGATAATATAAACAAACAAAGAATTACAATTATTCCTGAAACTGCTTTCTCTGCAGGTGCAAATAATTTTAAAGCAAAAGCACCAATCTCTCATGAAAAATATACAATGGAAATCCTTTCAAGTTCTCAATTTAAGATTTCATTTGGTGCAATTACCCCGTCCTCAAATATTAATCTTCATGCCCATTATCTAATTATTAGAAATAATGCAGTCCAAATTGATAAGAAAATTTTAGGATCTTCATATTTTGTGAGATTAGATTTAAGTTCTCATCCTGCAGGTTATAATGGTCCTTGGTGCCTAGGATTCACTGATATTTTGAATATTGAATCTGTTTTCGTAGGAAATAACTTCAGTATTTCAAATCCTGATAGAAAATCCTGGTTTATTCTAGATAATGGACAAAAGGAAGATATTAGAGATTTAAATTTCTTAATAGTTAAACCAGAATTCAAAAATAATCTAAACAATACTAATAAAAACATCATTGTCAAATTCAAATTGATGGAAAATAGTTTTGATACTGGAACTGGTTTTTTTACTGTAGATTCTTATAAAGTTAGAAATCCAGGAGATCCTATTTTACCTACAAATATCTCTTATGATGATATTCCCCTAGTAAATGGATATCAATTGAGAGATTGCATAGATTTTAGGCATACTATTAAATCTACTGCAAATAAATCTATCACATTTCCAACATCAACATTAAATCCTCCTTCTACTAGAAATTTTGATGCTTCTAGTATTAATTCAAATTATCTTGCAATTGCAAATATGAATTTCACTGCAGATATTGAGAATTATATGCCTAGGATTGATATTATCCAGGTTAATAAGGATGGAGATTTCAATGTTAAATCTTCCCTGCCTTCCGAAATTTTAAGTGTTCCTCGCGTAGATGCAGACTCTATGATTATTTCCCAGGCTTTTATTCCTCCTTTTCCTGGAATAACCGCAGATCAAAATTTACAATTTGATATTTCCAAACCAAGAATTAAGACAAATCTTGCAGGAAATCGTGGATATACTATGAAAGATATTGGTTCTCTAGATAAGAGAATCGGAAGACTTGAATATTATCAAACACTTTCCATGCTTGAACAATCTGCCAAAGATTTCTCAGTTAAAGATAATAACGGTCTTGATAGATTTAAGAATGGAATTTTCGCAGATCCTTTTAATAATCATAGTTTAGGAGATGTTTCTAATTTTGAATATAATGTAGCAATTGATGAGAGGAAAGGCATTCTCAGGCCTAAAATTATTAGAAATACTGTAGATTTAGTAGTAAATCCAACTTCTCTTAATGATGTTAAGATTATCAATTCCAAATTTGCAATTTTAGATTATGATGTTGTTTTAGAAATTTCTCAGCCCTTAGCATCTAAAATTAGGAATGCAACTGAAAGTGTTTGGAATTGGTCTGGAAATTTAAAGATTTATCCTGAATTTGATCATCATAAAGATGAAACAATTCTTCCGGAAGTTAATATTGAAGTTGATAATGCATCTCCATGGGAACAATTTGCAAATACTCCTTTTGCCCAACAATTTGGGGATTGGGATATGCAGCAAACTGTTGATTCTCAATGGCTTGGAATTTGGACTTCTTTCCAAGCAAGAGGAGATATTTTTAGGGATACAACAACTGATTGGGGTCAAAGAGCCGTTGATACTCTCAGTGTTGATAGAACTTCAACTAAATATGATCTTGGAAGTTCTCTAGTAGATATTTCCATTTCTCCATGGATGAATAGTAGAAATATTGCCTTTATTGCTAATTCTTTAAGGCCTAATACTAGATTTTGGGTTTTCTTTGATGGAGAGAATGTTTCATCTCATTGTGCTCCTGGTGTTATTGACACAACCAAATATAATGCATCTACTGGTGTTTTGAATATTTCATCTGGAGATGAAGATCAAATTATCAAAAGAACTGCAAATTATGGGACATCTTTAAAAACTGATGCAAATGGAAATTTAGTTGGTTTATTTAGAATTCCTTCCCAAACTTTCAAAACAGGTGAGAGAAATCTTTATATTGCAGATATTGATAATCTCACTATTGCTTCAGATGCCTCAACATCTTCAGCATCTGCTAAATTTGTAGCATCTTCAATTTCTACCACTAGTAGAGGACAAAGTATAACTACAATTGATCCTATTATTTCTTCAGTTAGAACCGTTGAAACTGAAATTTTCAATGTAGAAGTGGTAAATCGCAGCATTTTAACTTGGACAAGAACAGGAGATCCAATTGCCCAATCCTTTAAAATTTCTGTGCCTGCATCCGGATTATTTGTAGATTCTATTGGTGTTTATTTCTCTAAGAAATCTCCTAGTCTTGGAATTACTTGTTATATTTCAGAGATGATTGCAGGCGTTCCTGATAGTTCTAGGATTATTGCACAATCTTATCTTTCTCCTTCAGAAGTTTCAATCTCATCAAATGCATCTGCTGAAACTATCTTCAAATTTAATGAGATTCCTTATTTAACTAATGATAGATTTTATGCTTTCTTCTTAAAACCAGATGGAGATTCTCCTGATTATCTAGTTTGGCTCTCTGAAGTAGGAGGGCAAGATATTCAATCTGGAATGAAAATTTTCTCCAATCCTTATATCGGAAGTGCTTTCAAATCTTCCAACTCTGAATCTTGGGATGTTCTTCAAACTGAGGATATTAAGTTTAATTTATATAGATGTAATTTCAAAACAACTTCTGGAAGTTTAACATTTAATGAGGAGAATATTAATAAATTCCAACTTACCAATGTTGTGATGATCGGAAATAATGTTATTCAACCAGGAGATATTGTTAGAACTGCTATTAATATGTCTAATAATAATCCTCGTTTAGGAGTGAATGATTATAGGGCAATTGTTAAATCATATGATCCAAATTCTGAAATTCTTGTTTTAACTGATAATCAGAATAAATCTTTAGTAATACCTGGTTCTCTCCTATTTTATAGGCCTACAGATACAACTCCTGGAGATGCAGCCTTAAATTCCACTAATAGAATAGGGAAAGCAGATTTAATCAATGTTAATAATTCTATTGTAAATGATTATTCTATTATTGTACCTCAAATATCTACAATAACACCAGGAGGGTCAAATGTTATTTCTGCATTTAAAGGTACAAATAAAACTCAAATAATGGATGCAAATTCAGTTTCAATTACTCATGATATTGAGACTGAATTTCTGGATGGAATGAGATATGTTTACCCAGATTTCCTAGTAAATGATGGCGAAAGAAATATGGAGATTGAAACAACATTAAAAAGTCCAAATTCTTTCATCTCTCCTCTAGTAGATCTTCGCAGAAAATCCATCCTAACTATTAAGAATGATATTAATGCAAGTGCAGCAAATGAAGATACAAGATATGGAGATGCAAAAACCAAATATATTTCAAGAATCTTCAATCTTGCTGAAGATCAGGCTGCAGAGGATATTTTAGTTTTAATTTCAGCTCATATTCCATCTGGCACTGATATTAGAGTTTTTGGAAAATTTCTTTCATCTAATGATCCAGATGAATTCTATTCAAAACTTTGGTCTAGATTATTCCTAAGTGGAGATATGATATTTGCTTCAAAATATAATAGAAATGAATTTAAGGAATATAAATTCCAATTAGGAAATTCACAATCTTATGTTGGTGGTGCATATAAGGATAATTCTGATGGAGTAATTACTTATGTAAATTCTGATGGTGTTATCTTCAAGGGGTTTAGATCATTTGCTATTAAAATTGTTCTATTATCTACTGATCCTTCAGTTGTCCCTCTAATAGATGATGTAAGGGGAATATGTCTTCAAGCTTAAATCATTCCAATTTTAAAAGGCCTTCAGGAATTGAGGAGGGATTTCTCATAAATACCGATTCTGAGGGCCTTGAAGCTTATAGGAAAGCAAAGAAAAGATTTTCAACTATCCCCATCATGGAAAATCAAATAAATATTCTAAATGAGAAATATGATTCATTAAATGAAAAGATGGATTTAATTCTATCATTACTAGAAAGTAAAAAATGACAATAAGTTTAGCCAAAATTAATATCAATTCTGATAAATGGATAGCAGTCTTCAATAAATTCAATGATGTAGTTGATGCAATTGATACAAAAGTTGTGACTGTAGATGCAGATATTACTAATGGAAATTGCACGATTGGGGGAAGACTTATTGCCAATGAAATCTTTGAAGGTAGTAATAGAGTAGTTAATTCTTCCCTAAATATTTCTACAGGAACTGGTCTTTCCGGTGGTGGAAATCTCTCAACTAATAGAACAATTTCATTATCTTCTGCAACACTTGCAAGATTAGCAAAGGCAGATTCTGCACTCCAAACAGCAGATTTCAATGGAAAACTCGGATTAAAAACTAAAATTTCAGTCCCTGGAGATATTCTTGCTGCAGGAATTGCAAATTCAACTACTTTCCTTTCTGGCGTTGGAACTTGGGTAAAACTTGATAATACACCAGGAGATATGTTGAAATTAATATATGATCCTTGGTCTAAACAAGGAAATGCTTTCGATATGTCTTATATGGTTGAAAGCAATCAACATAAAGTCTTCACTGCAGTTGAAAGGACTAAATTAGCAGCAACTGATGGTAAATTTGCTGATATTAATAATGATATTGTATCAATTAAAAACCAATATGTTAAAAGAGATGGAAGTTTAAGTATTACTGGAGGAATTCAAACTTCCAATATTACAATGAATGGAAAACTGATTACTAATCAGGAAATTCAAACTACTGGAATATCTTCCTCAGCCAAAGTTAATATTACTGCAGGAGGATTGGAAGTCGCAGGAAATTCTCTTTTCAAAAATACAACAACTTTCAATAATACTTCAACTTTTAAAGGTAATATTATTAACGAAGGCAATCTTACTATGCCTTCCGGTAGAATAAATCTTCTTCCAACAACTCCTTCTTATCCTGCTGATGGAAAGGGGACGGTTGAAGGATATTTTTATAATAGAGTTAATTATACATTTTCGGGGAGTGAAACAGATAATTCCGATATTTGGGGATCAATGTTTATCCTCAAAAATTTAACAACCAATCGAGAAGGTAGATTTATCCACACCACCAAAAAAACTTCCAATGTTTTACAAGATGCATCCAATGATAGAATACTTGTAAGAATTGATGCAAATTCTGTTGCATATTTCCAAGGAAATGGTGAATTTTGGATTAAAGAAACTTGCAATGCAAACACTATATATTCTAGAAATGATGTTGGGGCGGCTTCTGATATTAAACTTAAGGATAATTTGGAAATCATTCCAGAAGCCTTAAGTAAACTTAAACTTATCAATGGATATACTTATAATAGGATAGATTCTAATGATTCTAGAAGGCATGCAGGTTTAATTGCACAGGAAGTTGAGAAAATCCTTCCCGAAGTAGTAGGTTCTCATGATGATACTAAATTTATCAAATATGGAAATCTTGTAGCTCTCCTAGTAGAAGCAGTTAAAGAACTTTCAAATGAAGTAGAAATTTTAAAGCAAAGGATAAAATAATTGGTTCTTCCTCTCACTGGTTATCTCTCCTTCTCAATGATTCAGGATGAATTTGAACATCCACAATGGAAATGGCTTACAAATTTCTATGGAATTGTTGCAGGAATTCCAACTTCTGGATATATTGCCTTCTCTCATTTTAGGGGAAAATCTTATAGAGTAGAGAGGAATATTACTCCTGGTATTCATAAGAACTTTAATATTAAAAGTCTTTTTACGCAAGCTGAATGGAATTCAGGAGTTATCAAAGTCATTAATATTCCTTGGGGTGCTACTATAGGATCTGATTGGGATAATAATTTAGGTTCTCTCATAATTCCAAATGATATTCCTTCTGGATCTAGGATTGAAATTAATGTTCATGGGAAAATTGTAGGCCTTCCTGGGCATGGAGGAGGAGGAGCAAAA